CGCGCTCGCGCACGATCCGCCGCGTGACCGTCTTCCGTCCGTCGAGGAGCGCGTGCACCATCGGGCCGGAGAACAGGATCGGGCGCTCCCTCGGATTCTCTCTCATCATCGCGGGTACTCCCGGACGCGGAGCGCCTCCGGCCCTCGGCGTCGTCGTCCGCATCACTTCCTCCGCGCGCTCCCGCCAGCGCCGACGAGCTCGGCGATCGCCTCGGCGTGCCGCGCCGACTCCTGGCCGTACGCCCACGCCGCCATGGTCTCCGCGCGCAGACCGTCGCCGTGCATCTGCGAGACGATCCACTCGCGCTCGACGCCGTCCTCGCCGATCGCGCTGCCTGAGATGACGACGTAGACGTCGCGGAGCCTGTACTTGTTTCGGATCTCCCTCAGCTCCTTCGTGAAGCCCAGGAGCGCATCGTCCACTTCGTCGAAGCTAGAGAACGGCTCCGACAGCCTGCGGTAGTTGGCCTCGTCCTGGATAACGGTCACGCGGGGAATCTCCTGCTGCTTGCTGGTCATGCACACCTCCGTCTCGCCGCCTTGGCGCCGCGCGCGCTCACCTCCGGAAGCAGCGCCTCGCGGGCGCGAGTCACCGCGCACCTCCCATCGCACGCCGGATCGCGCGAGCGACCGGCTCGGCGAGCCCGGGCGGCATCGCCATGCCGATCTGCGACCAGCGCGACTCCTTCGTCTTCCCGCAGAATGTCCAACCCTCCGGGAAGCCCTGGAGGATCGCTGCCGCCTTCTCGGAGAGCTTGATCGCCACCGGCTGCGAGAGGATCGAGCCATCCTCCGGATGGTGCCCGCGCGGCGGGATGCGATCGTCAGTCGAGATCGTCGTCGCTGGCGCATCCCACGGCCACGCGATGATCTTGTCCGCCGTCGTCGTCGAGGTCGTCTCCTGGCGGTTGTCGCGGCAGGTCACGACCCGCGCCGGCTCGTCGATGCGCGAGACATACCGCGGGCTCGCGGAGAGGAGCACGTTGCCGTCGGAGACGGTTCGACGTCCCCACCGTGCGCGCCGGGCGCTCGAGCACGCTCCCGTGCTGCCTGCCGTTGCACGCGCGCCGCCGGAGCTTGATCGGCTTGCCGAGCTCGTTCGGTGGGAGGTGGCCGAGCGCTTCGCGGCACGTCACCCACGGGCGGAGCGGCTCGATCCCTGGGAGCGTGGGCCCGCACTCTTCCGGGCTGCCGTGCGTGCGCGACGGCCAGACGACGCACGGGCCGTCGAGGTGACCGTACCAGAACGGCCGCACGCGGTGCTGCGGGACGCCGAAGTCCGCCGCATCGAGCCGAGCGAAGTCGGCAGAGCAGTAGCCGTGCCGCGACAGGCCTCCGATCGTCTCCTGCACGACGGGCCAGTTCGGTTCGTCGTCGAGGCCTGGGATGTTCGCGATGAGGTACGCGCGCGGACGGAGAACCTCGACGAGCTCGACCGTGACGCGCAGCATGTCTCGCTCGTCGCGCAGCCCGAGCCGCTTGCCCGCGCGCGACCAGGGCGTGCACGGCGGATCGGCGATGAGCAGATCGATCGGGCGCTCAGTGCGCCATCCCGCGCGAGCCATGCGCAGCAGATCGCGCGCGTCCATTCGGATCGGCGCGTGCCCCATGTTCGCCTCGTACGAGGCGCACGCGTCGGGGTCGTAGTCGATCGCCATCGTCACCGGCAGGCCGGCGCGGCGGAATCCCTCGGCCATGCCGCCCGAGCAGCAGCAGACCTCGAGGACGAAGGGCTCCGTCATACCGCGCCTCCGAGGAGCTCGAGCACGAGGGGCCGCGGGAGCTTGTTCCCCCAGCCGCCGACGACGATCGCGAGCAACGGCCGTCGCGTGACGCGGTAGAGGATCTCGTCGTTCGCTGGGCTCATGTCGTCCTCGCGAGCGCGGCCTCCGTCTCGAGCGCCCGCAGGCGATCGCGGAGCCGAACGTTCTCCGCGCGCAGGTCGCGGATGATCTTCGACGCGGTCGGGTGCGGGTCGCCGTCGGCCGCCGGCGGCGCGATCTCGCCGAACATCCGGCGTCCCCACCCCTCCGTCGCGCGGCGGAGCGCGTTGACGAGCAGCGCCAGCTCGGCGCGCTCGTTCCACTCATAGAAGCTCTCGGCCGTCCGGACGACGCGGACGCGCCGGCCGACCGGCTCGATGAGCCCCCATCGCGGCGGGAGTTCGTCGGCGGCGATGAGCCCGGCGGGCGCGCAGAACCAGCGATGCTGCCCCATGCCGATGTGCGAGGCGCGCCGGAACCACTTGCGCGCGTCGCGGAGGAAGTCGCTACGCGAGGCCTTGCACTCGATGAGCGTCGAGGAGCCGTTGTTCGACCAGCCGATCACGTCCGGCTGCTCGTGCGTGACGAACACGGTGACGTCGGAGAGCACGATCGGGTGGCGGCGCGTGCGGCGCAGCCAGCCCGCGGCGAAGGTCACGAGCTCGGCGTGCGTCATCGTGATTCCAGGGCGGAAACCCCGTCCTTCATGGCGGGGAGGAAGCCCCTCCGCGCTGTTGCTCGATGTAGCGCTTGACGGTCTCCAGCGGGGCCGCCTGCCCCTGCCCCCATGCGTTGCTCGTCACTCCGCCGCACGCCCCACCTCCTCTCGCTCGAGATAGCCGGTCGCGAGCGTGCGCCAGCCGGGGATGGCGGGCGACGCGCCTCGGTAGGCGCCGGAGAGATCGGCGCGGAAGAGGTTGGCGCCGGAGAGATCGGCGCCGGAGAGATCGGCGCCGGAGAGACCGGCGCCGGAGAGATCGGCGCAGGAGAGGTTGGCGCCGGAGAGATCGGCGCGGGAGAGGTAGGCGCCGGAGAGGTAGGCGCCGAAGAGGTAGGCGCCGTGGAGGTTGGCGCGGGAGAGGTTGGCGTAGGAGAGGTTGGCGCCGGAGAGATCGGCGCCGTGGAGGTTGACGTGGGAGAGATCGGCGCCGGAGAAATCGGCGCGGGGAATGATCCCCTGCGCCTCCAGCCATCGCGCAAACCCGCTGTAACCCGCCACGTACGGCCAGATCGAATGAAGCCGCGTCCAGTTGGCGATCTTGATGCGTCGGTCACGGCGCGTGTCGCTCTCGGGCTGGAGCGCCGCGATCTGGTCGTAGAGCGCGAGGCCCTCGGCGCACGCTCGGTGATGCTCCAGCGTCTCGCGGTGGATGGTGACGGTGATCATGTGGCCCTCATGTGGTTCGCCGAAGGTGAGCGGGCCCAGTCTCGTAGTGCGTTGCTCATGTCGCTGCTCCTCGCGTGGCCGCGCGGCGGGCGAGCTCGGCGTCCCACTCGGCCTGCTTCTTCGCCTTGATCGCCTCGCCGAGCTCGACGAGCGGCGCGTCGTCGCGGACGTAGAGCGGGTGCCTCGGGCTTCCGTCGTTGTTGACGGCGACGCAATGCACGCGGCGCCCGAGGTGCAGCTGCGCGCCGCGCCGGCGGAAGCGCCGCGGGAGCTTGTTTCCCCATCCGCCCACGACGATCGCGGGCAGCGGGGTCCGCGTGACACGGTAGAGGATCGAGTCGTTCGCCGGCCCGATCGGGTCCTCGACCTTGTCGAGCTCGCGCGGATCGGTCGCGCGGTACGCGAAGAGGTTCGCGACGATGATGCCGGCCATCCGCCACGTGCGCGCGTACTTGATGCACTTGCGGATAGTCGGGTCGTCGACGGTGTGGTCGGCCGTCGACGGGTTGAGCATGATCCAGATGCAGAGCGTGCCGCTGATGCCCAGTTGCTCGGGCTCGTCCGGCGTGAGCGTCTGGTTCTCGACGCCCCACGTGCGGCCGAGCAGGTAGCGGTACTTGTCGTCGGGCGAGAAGACGGCCCAAGAGCGCGCGTCGCCGAGCGTGACGAGACCATCGCCTGAGAAGTCGGGGGGCCAGGTCATGTTCCTCGCCTTTCTCGCGCGATGCCCGCGCGTGTCCTCGCCGATGCGGTGCACGTCACAGCCCCATCTCCCGCAGCACGCCGCGCCGTCATCCACGCCTCCACACCCGCACGACCGCGGGAGCGTGTAGCAGCGGAATTGTCTCCGCGGGTCGTTCGTGCACTTCCTCGGCGGCTCAATGTTGCGGTCGAGGTACTGCGTCGCCGGCTGGGCGACTGCGGTGAAGACGTGACCGCTCATGCGCCCACCGTACCGCTCAACGCTCATGTCTTCTCGACCTGCTCGACGAACAGCCAATACCGCTGTGGCCCTTGCGCCGTCGCGACGTTGACGAGGACCTCTCCACCGTTGACGTCGACGTCGAGCACCTCGCCAAGGCGGTATCGGATCTCGACTAGCGCGGAGCCCTTGACGCGAACGACGTCGCCGCGACGAAGGCGGGGCGCGCCCACGGCAGGCTCCCGCTTCTCGATCTTCTCGTGGATCGCGCTCTCGGCCTCGCGGAGCCAAGCAACGCCATCGGCAAACACCTCATCGTAGCGCGGCGGCGGCACCGGTGCGGCGAGCCCCGGCCTAATTGGCTGCTGAAGCTTCGCCCTGAGCCTCTCGCGCCCTTCATCTGGCGTCGCCGGCTCTGGGCGAAGGGTCGCGAGCTCGTGGCTCGGACTCTCTACCTCGTTCGTGCGCTGCTGCGCTTCAAGGGCTTCAAGGGCACGCGTCTGGGCATTGCAGGCAGGGCACGAGCACTCGACGCCATGGTTCGTCATCTCAAACCTCCTAGGCGCTCTCCCGGGACTCGAACCCGGGGCTCCTAAGCCGCCTTCTTCCGCGTGCGCGGCCTCGTCGAGCCGCCGCTCACACGCAGGCCGTTGCTCTTCTCAAAGGTGTAGTAAAGGCTCGCGATCTGCTCGTCGGTCGCGCCCAACTGCTTGCAGAGCGCGATCACCTTGTGCTTGTCAAACGCCTGCACCGTCGCCTTTGTCTCGCGCAGCACACGGCCGTCCTCTGTCGCCCACCCATCGGGCGGGACCAGCGCCTTGATCTCGTCCTTCTTCGCGTCGATCCAGGCGCCCATCAGGCGCAGCACGTCGACCGTCAGGATCGCCTGCTCCGCCGTCGTGATCGGGTCGGTGATGCGCCACTCGGGCCGGCGCACGATCGCCTCTGCCGGGATGACGTCCACGACCTGAGCGATGGCTGTCGTCCCGAGCGGGCAGTGCAGCCGCGCCGGGCAGTACAGCTCACCGCAGTGGCTCCCCGGCTGGGGCTCCGCGTCCTCGATGGCCGCGAGCTGCTCGGCGAGCTCCCCGGCGACGCCCGCGAGCGCGAACGCGTCGAGGTCTTCGCGCGCCACCTCCGTCACGCCGCTCTTGCGGACCTCCAGCGCCGCGACGGTCGCCTGCTCTACGCCGTACGCGCGCGCCGCCATGAGGCCGAGCGCCCGGAGCTGCGGGCCCGCACCGGAGCCGTCGCCCGTCTTCCAGTCCCAGACCGTGACCGCGATCGGCTTGCCGTAGGCGGTCGTGACGAGGGTGAGGTCGGCGGTCCCGCAGAGGCGGCCGTTGGCCCTCGAGTAGTCGCGATCGCCGCCGATGATCTCCGCCGCGTCGTGCGCCGCGTCCCACGCAAACGCCGTCTCGACCCGCAGCCGAGACGGGTCGGGCGCCACGCCGAGCGAGTCGACCCACGCGCACGCGTGCTCGTACTCCTCCCGGATGTCCTCGGCCACCTCCTCGCGCTCGCGCGATTCGGTGTAGCGAGCGATCGCGTCGTGGAAGCGAGTTCCGCGGTCCGCCGCCGCCGACGTCGTGTACTCCCACTTCGCCTCGGGTCGCGCCCACCACTGGCAGTGAGCGAGGAGGCCGACCTTGCTCGCGGTGACCCTCACTGGTCGTACTGAGACGCCATCGCCTCAGCCTCCGCCTCTGCCGCGTCGTCGTACGCCGACCCGTCGTCCTGCGCAGGCGCGGACGGCGGCGGCGTGGGCTTCGCTCCGCCGACGAGGGCGCGCTTCTTCGTGACGGCGCCCTTCAGCGTCTCGAGCTGCTCGTCCGTGATCTGCCCGGCCTTGTGGGCCTTCGCCGTCGCGCTCGCGATCGCGTTGATCGCCTGCGTCGTCTCTGCCGCGTCGAGGCGTGCGCAAAGCTTGTCGAAGGTCCCGCTGTCCACGCGCGGCTCGCTCCTCGGTGCCGGCGGCGGCGCCGCGGGCCTCTCGATCTCCGCCTGCCCGGCGTAGACCGGCTCGGGCGCCACCTCGTCCGGGTCGTAGACGCCCATGGCGAGGTCCGGGTACACCGCGCGCGCGAGCGCCGTGATGCACCGCGCCCGCAGCATCGCCGCCGGATACTTCTTCCAGTTGTCCTTCCCGGTCACGCCCGCGCGCTGCGCGTCCTCCCACGTGAAGGACATCGACGTGGGCGCTGGCTCGCCGCGCCGGTGCGTCTCGTACGTGGCGATCTTGTCGGTACTCTCGACGAGTCGGAAGTACAGGCAGACGTCCGAGCGGCTCTTGCAGAGCGCGGCGACGAGGTCCGCTGAGAGCGTCGGATTGCCCTCGACGATGTGGATCGACCGGAGCGACTGCATCGCGGTCAGCCCGAGCTCGCGCCCCGCGGCGATGATCGCGAACGCCGCTTCGGGCCGCTGCACGCCACGCGGCATCAACCCAGAGGCCACGAGGAGCTTCGCCAGCTCGTACCCCTCGTCGATGTCCCGCGGCTCGAATGCCCGCGTCGGGTCGCTCGCCTTCGCCAGCACCGGGCGCTCCCCCGCATGCACCACCATCTGTCCGTTCGTCGCCGTGCTCATACCGTCTGCTCCTCTCTCTCCAGCCCGTCCAACTCCGTCGCCGCCTCGAGCTGCGCTTTGCATCGCCATCGCTCACCCCGCTTTCCTGGCCCTGCTGCGCCACGTCCTCGCATCCATCGCGTTCGCCAAACCAAAGAGGGCCGAGAACTCCAACACGCGCCCCGCGAGCTCCTCGCGCTCGGCGGCAAGGTCGCGCTCTGCCCGCAGCCACCGATCCGCGTGCCCCTCGCAGAGCCGCAGCTTGCGCGGGCCGTGCGCACGGTCCACCTCCCACGCCCACGGCTCGCGGCACCCGCCGATGTCGCACGACTCCTCGACGCTCGGCATGTCGTCCGTCGGGTTCGCGGGGATCATCTCCCGGCCCCCCAGCAGCGCCGCGGCCGCGATGTAGCGCAGCTCCGCCGGCCCGAGGTGCTTGCTGTCCCGGATCCGCTCTAGCGCCGCGACGAGCAGCCGATTCTCGGCGTGCACCTCGCGAGCGAAGTACAGGGCGTTGCCCTCGCGCAGCGCCGCGTCGACGAGCGCCCACTCCAGCGCCGTCGCGGCGGTCGCCACCTCGCCGCTCTCGGGCGGCGCGGGCAAGGTGCTCGCGGTCGCGTCGACGGCGCTCACGGGGCCACCGTCCGGCCGATGACCCTGCACCCCATGTCCGCCGCCATCGCCTCCGCGGCGCTGAGGTTCGGGGCCTTGATCTCGGTGACGTCGCCGAACGCGTCGACGAGGTCGTAGCCGTCGCAGAGGACCAGGTACAAACGTCGCGGTGCCTTCATGCTCGGGCGGTCTGCGTGGGTTCGACCTGTTCGATGCGTTGGTCATCGCTCTCCCTTGGGCTTCCAGACCTTCGCCGGCCGGTCGCCGCGGGCGATTGCGATCGGCGCGAACGCCTCCACGAACGCCTGCGCCAGTTCCTCTCCGTCGAGGTTCTCGTTTCCGGCGTGCTGCCGCAGCAGATCGATCACAAGGTCCGCCAGAGCGTTCTTCGAGACGCTGTCGATCGTCGCGCGAGCCACTCGCTCCGTCGTCTGCGTTACCGGCTTTCCCATGACCAATGCCTTTCTCCCCATACCAACGCCGATGCGGTGCGCGTCACAGCCCCAACAGTATGCTGATTCTGATTCCTAGTCAAGGCGTCTGAATCAGCATTCTGAATTCGCGTGCGACTTCCGCGTTTTGTGCGAGTCTAACGACCATGCGGATGGCGATGGGGGTGGCGCTGCTCTTCGCGAGCGCGTGCGCATCGGAGCCGGGGGCGTCCGGCGCGGGTGGGGGATGCAAGATCGAGGGGACCTACACGCTTGAGGCGACGCTGGAGACGCAGAGCGCGGGCTGCGAAGACCTCTTCGACCCCGCAACGAACCCGAACGCCGGTGCCCAGCAGGTCGTGACGATCACGGCGAAGCCACCCGGCCTCCGCGGTCCGGACTTCGCCATCGAGATCCAAGGCGCCTCCGGCGCATGCGCGGGCGACATCGTCGATGCTTGCACGGTGCAAACAAAGTGCGACCTGAACGTGACCGACGCGCTCGATCCGAACAACGCAACGGGCACGCTTCAGTTCTCGTGGACCTTCAGCGCCACCGGGTTTGAGGGCCTCAACTCCGGCGCTCTGCCCCCCGCCAAGACAGCCCCGAAGGGCTGCACATTCACGTCGCGCGCAGTCGGGGTGCGCCGCTAGCTAGCGTGGCGCTTGGGGGCCGAACGATGCTGTACCGACGCGCGCTCCTTTACGGCACGTCGGATCTCCGACTGACGTCGCGTCCGGACCCGCGCGGCGGCGGCCTCCGCGCTCTCGATCGCCCGCTGCGCCGCCGCGAGCTCGGCGTCCTCGGTCCGCGCCTCGTGGAACTTCGCCAACCACCAGAGCGCGTCCATCTGCCAGTACTCCTCGAGCGGGTACCGCTGCATCACGCGCTCGATCTGGTCCTCTGTCACGCCGTACTGTTCCGCGATGCGCAGCGCGACCGCCTGGGGCGCCTCCGCCGCCGAGCTCGGCACCACGCTCCGGTCCCGCGAGTGCCACCATGTCCACGCCGCGTTCACGAGATCAGGAAGGTCCGCGTAACCGAGCGGCTTGGCGAGCTTTCGCGCGCTGTAGAGCGTCGCGTCGCTCGTGCGCGCCTTGATCTGCGAAGGCATCGACTTCGCCAGTCCCGCCGCCGCCGCCAGGTCTTTCAGTCGCCGGCCCTCGGACACCCAGCGCTCTATCAGCATCCGGATGAATTCCGAGACCGGCTCGGGCTCTTTCGCTGCTGCCGAGGTCGCCATTTCCTGAACCATAGCGCAGTCCTGGGATACAATTCTGAATTGCTCCCGCACCGCGGGCCTTGCGTCGGAATCAGAATCAGCATACTGTTCCGGCATGGCGACCTGGTCAGAAGCCTTCACGGCCTACCTCCGCAAGCTCGGGCTCTCGCAGAGTGACGCGCATCTCGCGATGCGGCGCGCGCGCATCCGCGTGTCGCCGTCACAGGTGAGCTACTACTGCCGCGGGGCGCGACCCCGCGAAGCCCTACGCCAAAAAATCCAACGCTGGTCGAGGGGTGATGTGCCAGCGAACCTGCCGGCGAGGGCGCCAACGTCGAGCACCAACCACCTCGAGGACACGTCGCTGCATCGCCAAGCAGGATGAAGCGCGAGCGCGCGGCGCGCGAGGTCGCCGCGCGTGCAGTGCTGGATCAGTACTGCACGGCACAGGTGGCACAGGTCTGATGGCTCGACGAGCCGATCACTGAACACGGGCCCGATCGCCCAAGAAACCCGCGAGACGAGATCCACGAATTTCGCTCGCACCTGAACGAAGAGGAGCCTGAACATGCCCGTGAAGAACGATCCCGAGCGCACGCGCCGCGAGTGGGCGCTGATGAGCGGCGGCATCGCGGCGCCGCCGGACCCGGTACCGGTGCGCATCGAGCCGACCGCCGCGGAGCGCGAGCGCGCGCCGGTGCCGGTGATGCTCGCGGGCGCGGACCCGCTGCGCGTGCTGCGGGCGGCGCACGACCCGTACAACGGCTTCGTCGGGGTCTACCAGTGGGCGCGCTGATTCTCCTCCCGCGCGCCGCGCTCGTGCTGCTCGCGCTCGCGTGCGTGACCGCCGGCGCCGTCCTCGGCGCGCTCACCGCGTGGGGGTGCTCGCCGTGACCGAGCGCTACTTGGGCCCGGACGACCCTGCCCTGTCGGTCCACGACGTGATGGACCTGCTCGGGGTCTCGCGCTCGTTCGCCTACGAGATCATGGCGCGCGTCGGGATGGTCCGGCTCGCGACGAAATGCGTGCGCGTCCGCAGGAGCGCGCTCGATGCCTACCTGAGAGAGCAGACCGAAGCATGCGCCTCCATCTCTACCTCCGCGGACGTGTCTGGTGGGCCCGAGGATCTGAGCACGGCGTCAAGTTCCGGCGGTCGACGCGCGAGACGAACAAGCGCAAGGCGCAGCTCATCGCCGCGCGATGGGAGCGCGAGCTCTCTGATCCCGAGACCTATCGTGCGCACAAAGCCACGGTCGAGTCCGCCGCGGAACGATGGCTGAGGGAGATCACCGTCGCGATGAACCCCGAGACCGTGCGCTTCTACCGGACGAAGATCGGCCACGTCGTGCGCGTGCTCGGCGGCGTGAAGCTCGCGAAGCTCACGCATGACAAGGTGCTGGCGTACGTCGAGAAGCGCGAGGCCGAGGGCGCGCACTCGCACTCGATCCACCGCGAGCTGACGGCGCTGCGGCTCACACTCAAGAGCGCGCAGCGGGCACGTGAGTTTGGCCGCGATCCGAAGATGGTGCTCCCGCGCTACCGCGCCGGGTACGAGCCGCTGAAGGACTGGGTCACGCCAGAGACTATCTGGGCCGCGATCGCGCACCTGCCAAACCACCGCGGCGCCGCCGTCGCCTGGTGCATCGCGACGGCGTCCGACTTCTCGTCGATCTTCACCGCCCAGCGAGGCGACGTGCGGGAGAAGACCATCCTCGTCCGCGGGTCGAAGACGTCGACGCGCACACGCGAGGTCCCGCGCATCAGGGTGATGGAGCCGTTCCTTCGTCACGCGCTGGCGTACGCGGAGCCCGAGCCGGCCAAGTACCTCTTCCGCCCCTGGGGCAAGATGGGGCGGGACATCCGCCGGGCGTGCCGCCGCGCGGGCGTGCCGGAGTTCACCGCGCGGACGCTCCGCCGGTCGGCGGCGACGTGGATGGTGCGCGCGGGCGTGCCGTACGAGGTCGCCGCGAAGTTCTTGGGGCACGGCTCCACGCTCATGCTCCAGAAGGTCTACGGACAGCTCCCGCCCCCGGACGCGGGGCGGCTCATCGATGAGAGGCTGTCGTGAGCCACGGCCAACCTCGCCCGGTCACCCGATGCCAGACCGGGCCTGGCTCGCCGTTCCCGATCACATCCGCCGGACTGTGCCCCCGGTGTACCCCGACACAGCATCCCAACCGGACAATGCGGCCCATGCGGACCCCCAAAACACGGTGAATATCGATGTACGCGACGCTTCGTAGGCTGGTAACGAGGATTAAAAGTCCGCTGCTCTACCAACTGAGCTATCGGCCCAAACTTGCGTGGCTGCTGGAAAAACTCGTACCAGGTAGCCGCCTTCGATCCTCGATTGTGCCTCCGGTGTACCCCGACACAGCATCGGGGCGCAACCGCATCGTAGGACCTTGGCTTCCCGTCGTCACCTCCGGGGGTGACTGATGGCGACGAAGAAGCGGGAGATCTACGCGCGCGTCGCGGTCCAGCTCCGGACGCATGAGCGAGCTCTGCGGGCTGAGCGGGCGTGTCCCGGCGCGATGGGCATGTACCTGTTCCTGCTCCTCGACGCTCGAGGCGAGGAGACGGCGGGCGACGTCGCCGAGGTGGTCGCGCTCGCGTCGTGGGGCGGGGGAGAGCGGTACAGGGCCAAGCAGATCGAGGCCCTCGTGGCCGTCGGTCTGATCGAGCGCCGAGAGGATCGCCTCGTCATCACCAAGTACGACGAGCACAACGACACGCCCGCCGACATCGCCGCCGCGAGGAGGCGGGCGCGTGAACGCATGCAGGCTGTTCGCGCGAACAAACAGAGAACACCACCCGAACTCGGTGGTGAGGTTCCGAGAACATCCCCTGATGTTCCTATCTCTAGCTCTAGCTCTATCTCTATCTCTGGATCTGATCTCGTTGTAGGCAGATCAGATCCACCTGACAGGTCGCCTACCCCCCCGGAGTGGTTCGTCGAGGCGGCTGGCTCCGCGGCAATGGCCGTGGGCGGCGAGGTCGGGGACCTGCCGGCGCGCTGGGCGTCGTACCGCGCCAGCCGGGCCCGGAAGGGATGGGCGCAGAACCACGAGGACGCCGTGGGTTGGCTCTGCGACGTCGTCCGTAGCGAGCGCGCTAGGGCCGCCGCCGCACGGAGCTCCGGCGGACCGAAGGGTGACCGTCAGCCCCTCGGGAACACAAACCACTGGCTCAAGACCGGCACGGAGAACGACCTATGACCACGGACGGGAACTGGATCCGCGAGACGCTCGGCGCGGTCCTCGAGCGCGTGCAGCGCGAGCAGGCGGCGGCCGAGGAGCACGCGCGGACCTGCACGGACCGGCCATGCGAGCGCTGCGGCCGGTACCTCTGTCGGCGTTGCGGCGCGGCCGTGGACGGCCGCAAGTCCTGCGACGCGTGCGACCTCGCCGCGCACCACGAGGCGCTGCTCGAGCCGACACGGACGAGCATCCCGCCGCACTTCCGGTGGGCCTACCAGGTGCCGCTCGCGCAGCTCCAGGCGCGTGTGCAGGCGGCGCCCGAGCTCGTACGCCGCGGGCTCGAGAACCCGCCGAGCTCGGGGCTGCTGTTCCTCGGCCCGACCGGGTCCGGCAAGACGTCGCTCGCGGTCGCGATGCTCGACGCGTGGGTGCGCGCAGCGCCGGGCGAGCGGACCGGGGCGCTGTTCGTCGAGGCTACTTGGCTCTCTCGGGCTCGGGCACGGCACCGGCTCGGGGCCGACGAGGCGCCGCTGGTCCGGGCGGCCATGACCTGCCCGCTGCTCGTGCTCGACGACCTCGGGAGCGAGCGCGAGGACCGGGACGGGTGCATCACCGACGTCGTATGGACGCGAACAAACAACGACCTGCCGCTGTGGGTCACGAGCGGGCTCGCGTCCGAGGAGCAGACGCTCGAGGCGTTCGCGGCGGCGATCGCGAGGCGGTACGACGGCGGCTTCGCGCGGCGCATCATCGAGACCAGCAAGCGCGTGGCGCTCGGGGGCAAGTCGTGACCGTCGCCGTCCAGTCCCGGTGGCACCTCGGCGAGCGCGAACACCGCGACGTCGTGGTCACGCTCCCGATCCGGACCGTGAGCGAAACGAACCAGCGCGAGCACTGGGCGCGACGTCACCGGCGGCGCCGCGAGCAGCGACAGACCGTGGCGCTCGTCCTCGCCGGAGCACTGGCGGCCGAGGGCATGACGGCCCCGTGCTCGCGCGAGGATGCCCCAGGAACGCGTTTCGGGGTCCGGATGGTACCTCGGGCCGTCCAGGTCACGATCGCCCGTCTGGCGCCATCCTCGGGGCTGGACGGGGACAACCTCGTCTCCAGCCTGAAGGCGGTCCGGGACGGGGTGGCCGACGCGCTCGGCGTCGACGACGCCGACGACCGGGTGACGTGGAGCTACGAGCAGCGGCGCAGCAAGCGCGGCTCGTGGGCGGTGGAGATCCGGATCGCGAGGAGGGTGACAGCTTGACCAAACGCGCGCAGAATCGCATAAAAACAGCGTCGTCTACATTGCTACGACACATGCGCGGGACGCCGAGAGGAGTGGCCCTCATGTCGCCGCAGACCGAGACGAAGATCCCCGACGGCTACACGCTCCGCGCTCGCGAGACGCGCGACCCGCACGCCGACGAGCGGCCGCTGCTCCGCGACGAGCAGGGCCGCACGCTCGCCGTCGTCGAGCGGTGGGTGCCGGACGTCCGCCTGAACTGACTCGGCCCGGTTGGCCCCCGCCCCTGAACAGTGCCGGCCGGGGTGGGCCGGATGGCGGGGAGCCTCGACTTTTTGTGCGCGCGGTCCCGAACTGTCACCGGTGACACCGCCCTCCGTCACCGAACCGCTCGGGCGGTGACGTCAGCGCGGAAGGACGAGGGTCACCGAGTGCTGCGGAGCTCCGCTGCCGGTGAGCCCGCAGAAGACAGCTACGCTCCCGTCTCGCACGAAGACGGCGGCGCCGACGCTGTCGGGGTAGTCGGGCACGAGCTCGGACCTCACGATGGCCCGCACCGCGGAGAGCTCGACACGGCTCCGACCTGGGTACGCGTGGACGGCAAAGTACGCTTCGCCGCTCCCGTACCTTAGGACTGTCGAGCACGGCTCGGTAGCGACGTCGACGCTGAGGGATGGCGCGGCCTCGGCTTCGCCGACCGGGTTGCTGAGGGCGTCGGCGACAACATCGGGGAGCTCGGCGATGGCGTCGCCGAGGTCGACGACGCCGCCGTCAGCGGTGGATAGGTGGTGTTCGGTGGCGGCGCAGGCGGCCGCAACGACGTACACGCATAGACCGGAGACAAGTGACCGGAGCACGAGGGCGGGACGCATGGGACGCATGACTACCAGGGTTGCCGATGGGAGGACGGGCCGTCAACGGTCGGAGGGCGAGGCCATGACAGAGGACCCGACGACGGCACGGGCGCGGGAGCTGATCGCGAACTGCCCAGACTCGCACGCTGAGATCGCGGCCAAGGTCGGCGTCGATAAGTCCCTCGTGACGCGGTGGCGATCGGGGGCGAGGCGACTGACGGCGGCGCAGCTCGCGCGTCTCGAGGAGCTCTACGGGCGGACCAACGCGCCGCCGACCCCTCCGGAGCCCGCGAGGTCGGCGAAGCCACGCCGGAAGGCGCCGCCGCCGCCACCGCCACCGCCTCCGTCGGAGGCGGACGACGAAGACGACGAGGACGCGGAGGACGAAGACGTGGAGAGCAATACGGATCGCCTCCGGCGGTACATCCGCGAGGGCATCCGCGAGCTAGAGCGCTCGACCGAGCTCTCTGGCGTCAAGAGGGCCGAAGCGATCAAGAAGCTCGTGGACGCGCAGATCGCGCTCGACCGCAGCACTGGCGAGAACGCGCTGACGATGCAGCGCATCGCCGCCCATCCCGAGTTCCGTCGATGCGTGCAACGCATCGTCGACGCGCTGGCGCAGTTCCCCGAGGCCCTTGCGGCCGTAGCAAAGGCGTTCCCATGACGGTCGCGACGACGAGGGCGCACGGCGGGCCGTTCCTGCCGCTGCACGAGGTCGAGTGGATGCCGGAGGTCCGCAACTCGGTGACGCCGGAAGATCTCCTGATCGCCGCCGAGGAAGGCGACGAGGACGACATGGCAGAGAGAGACTACGCAGCGATCCGAGAGCTCGCGCAGGCACGGCTCGAGAAGTACCTCGAAAGGATCCCGGCTCACGAGGCGCTCGCGCTCGCTCTTCATCTCGGGTTGCTCGGTTACCCGAAGACGCCGCAGGCGGAGATCGCGGACGTGCTCGACGTGCGCAGTCAGCAGGTGGTGAGCTATCTCGTCCGGCGAGCTCGCGCGCGCATCATGTACCTTGCGACGAGGCCGGAGGTCGACATGCGAGCGCTCGAGCGTGTCCTCTCGCCGACGCGCCTGGCTGTCGTGCGCGACGTCTACGAGACGACATCGTTCTCGGAGGTCGCGCGACGACGCTGGCCGTGTCCGGAGGACAAGACGCCTCACCAACGGCACGTGTGGACGAGGACGCGTGCGAACAAGATCAAGCGCGAGTTCTTCCGCGCGCTGGCACGAGTCGACCGGTCGCCGGAGCTCTCCGCGCAGGCAGCGGCGCTCCGTCACCTCGTCGATCACCTCGGCATCCTGTCTCACCACGCGGGGAAAGGCTCATGGTGGCGGAAGTGACGACCACGGAGACACCGATCTACCTCGCCTTCCGAGACGCGATCCACGTCGCCGCGGAGCGTGCATCTCGGCTTCAGTGGCCGTCGCCGAAGTACCGAGACGACCCCGAGGCGTTCGCGTGGGACATCTTCGGGATCCGTCTGCATCCTGGGCAGGTGCAGATCATTTTCTCTGTCGTCCAAAACCGACGCACGGCCGTCGTGACTTGCCACAAGGCCGGAAAGACCATGACGGGCGGCGTCACGGCTCTCTGGTGGTACTGCACATTCCCCGGCGCGCGCGCGATCCTGTTCGCGCCGACGGAAGACAACCTCGACTCGAACCTGTACCACGAGATCCGAGCGCTCGTGCGTCGCTCCGGTTGCTGCGGCGACTGCCGCGAGGCCTTCGCTCGGACGCACCCGAATCCCGAGTACATCCGGGAGGAGGAGCTTCCGAAACCGTGCCCGCATTCGGCGATCATCGAGGAGGAGCCGTTGACGAAGCCGACCGACGGCATAACGGCGCCCGATGGGCGGCAGATTTTCGGAGTCGCGGCGACGAATCCGGTCGCGCTACAGGGGCTCAGTGGCCGGATCCTCATCATCGTTGACGAGGCGCCCGGCATCCGGGACGAGCACATGACGGCGCTCAAGACGTCCCTCGCCGCAGAGCAAACTCGCCTGTTGCTGCTCGGCAACGCGAACTATGCGTCGGGAGTATTCTTCGACGCGTTTCATCGGCACGAGCACCTGTACCATACCTTTCGGATCGACGCCTTCGAGATAATCTCGTACGTCGAGGCAGGCATCATCCCTGCGTCTGCAGCGTTCGCGTCGCGCGTGTGGGTCGAGGAGGTGCTCGCCGAGTGTGGCGGCGACGAGGATCATCCCGAGTATCGGTTGCGCGTTCTCGCGCAGTTTCCGAGGGTCGACGACAAGCAGCTCATCTCGAGGGGCATGGTCGACGATGCCGTGGCTCGATGGCTCGAGCGACGAGAGCTGTTGAAAGGTCGACCGCCGGAGCTGTTCGCGCGCGAGGCAGGCCAGCTTGCGATAGGCGTCGACGTCGCCGGTGAAGGTCCCGACGCTGACGACATCGTGATCACGGCCGTGCGCGGGCTCGTGTGCATCGAGCAGTCCGTGCACAACGGGCTCGACAAGTTCGGCATCGCCGACGAGGTGGTGCGGATCGCGGACAGGTACCGGGCGCCCGGAGAGAGCGTCCGCATCAAGGTCGACGCAGCAGGCATCGGCGCCGACACGTACCGCGAGATCCTGCGAACGAAGGCGCGGCAAGACGTCGTCTTCGCCGTTCGGCCTGGCGATCCGCCGCCGGTGCGGTTCGACGAGTACCTGTTCATCCGGGACGAGATTTGGTTCACGGTGCGCGCGTGGATCCGCGCCGGAGGGGAGCTACCAAACGATCCCCTCTTGCATGAGGAGCTCTACACGGTGACGTACGGGAGCCCGCACAACCCAAAGCACGCGCACAAGCGGACGATCGAGCGCAAGGACTCGATCCGGAAGCGGCTCAAACGGTCGCCGGACCGTGCGGACAGCCTCGGGCTAGCGGTCTGGGAACCGGACGGCCTGCACGAGCGGACGTGGGCCCGTGTCGTGCCTCCTCCCGGTCGCCCTGCGCCGCCGCCTCCTCGTCCTCGCGTGACGCCGCCGTCGGATCGCATCCGGCCGACGCCTGGACGCGTGCTCTCGCAGTGGCTCACACAGCGCCGTCGGTGACGCCTTCTTTTGTAACACCGGACGCATGAAGCCTCATGCCCAATGTCGTCCGTCGATTCCTGAACTTCGTGCGAGGTTCGCAGGGTCCGCGCGAGGTCAAGAAGGGCGGACGCGGCAAGCGCGCGTTGAACCTCACGCCGTGGATGCCCACGTACGTCGACTGGGACATCCCGGACATCGACGCCGCGCTGGCCGTCGCCGAGACGGGCAACATGCAGATGATCGGCCGCATCGCCGACACGCTGATCGGCGACGGCCTGATCGCGGGAGAGCTGTCGACGCGCTTCGATGGCATGCTCCACCTGCCTCGGTACTTCGAGGCGAGCGTGGAAGAGGCGCCAGACGGTCGACCGTACCGAGGGTCAATGCGTCCGGCGGAGGAATACGCGATCGCGCTCTCGCGCGAGTTCGACACGCTATGCCCGGCGTCGGAACTTAGCCTGATCGCTCGTGACGGCGGGCTCCTGAACATCATGTTCGGGGAGATCCTCGAGGACGAGGACGGACGGCTTCGTCTCGTTCGAAGGAACCCCGAGTTCCTCACGTACCGATTCAGCGAAAATCAGTGGTACGTCCGCACGGCGTACGGCGAGCAGGAGCCGGTGACGCCGGGCGATGGCCGATGGCTGCTCGCGTTCCCGCATGGGTCGGATTACCCGTGGAGGTACGGCCTTTGGCGCGCTCTCGCGTTCGCCTACGTCACACGTAGGCAGGCGTTCCTCAACTTGGGCGCCTGGAACAACTCCCTCGCGTTCCCGATCAAGAAGCTCACGGTCCCGAACGGCGCGAACGAGGACGAGGTCCGCGAGACGTTCGACGCGATCAACCATTTCGGCCCGTTCCCGGCCATCCTCTTGAACGAGGGATGGCAGTTCGATCTCGAGCACCCGTCGCAGACGACGCCCAGCTCGATGAAGGACCAGCTCGAGGCATCGAAGGAGGACGTCATATTCGCGATCTCCGGCCAGCGTGGAACCACCGAGCCGGGCACCGGTTTCGCGAACAATAGCGTCTTCGCCAAGGTCAAGCACGACCTCATCCGTGGCGACGCGGAGACGATGGCGTCCGCGCTGAACGAGCAGGTGATCCCTGTCTGGGCGCAGCGACGATTTTCGTTCGATGGCTGGTTCCACCGACCGCGCGTGCGATGGGACGCGACGCCGCCGAAGGATCTCGCGTCGGAGGCGAACGCCGTGAACGTCGGCGGCGACGCGGTGAAGAAGTGGCTCGACGCGCTCGTGACGAGCGGCGCCCCCGAGCGAGTCGACGTCGCCGCGATGGCTCGTAAGTTCGGTGTGCCGATCACCGGAGGTGTGTCTTGAGGTCGATTCTTGCGATCTCCGAGCTCGCCGCCGCGCGACCGCTTGTCGAGCGCCCCGGTCCGGGGAAGGCGCCGACGGCGTTCCGGATCTGGGCGTACGGGCCGAACGCGTGCGACGGTGGGGAACCGTTCGTGTTCTCGGAGCGGTCGGCGGAGCTCCTCATCAAGGAGCAGAACGAGCGCGGTCGGATCTACAGCTTCGACTTCGACCACCGGTCGATGATGCCGGACGCGCCGCCCGAAGCGTCGAAGGCTGCTGGTTGGCACGTCCTCGAGGTGCGCGAGGACGAGAACGGCAAGCCGGAGCTCTGGGCCGTGTCGTGCACGTGGACGGACGAGGCGCGCGCCGGGCTCGAGGCGGACCCGCCGGAGTGGCGGTACTTCTCGCCGTGTTTCTACGTCGAGGAGAAAACGCGTGAAGTCATCTCGTACGTGAACTGCGCGCTGACGAACAACCCGAGGACTCACGGCATCCCCGCGCTTGCGTCCGCGATGTCCGTGTCGCCGTTGGGCGGACGGCTTTCTCTCTCGATGGCGAAGCTTCGCGTGCTGCAGCTTCGCTCGAGATCGTGACGCCTTCTTTTGTGCGCCGATCCAGGTGATGGATCCGAAGGAGCTGATCGCGGCGCTTGCGACCCTCGTCGACGCGTCCGCCTCCGACGAGGCGAAGGCGGCGGCGCTCGACAAGCTGTCCGCGTACTTCAATTCGCTGCTCGACGCGCAGCAAGCGCAGGAGCAGGAGACGCAGGCGTCGGAGTCCTCGGAGTCGTCCGAGGAGAAGGCGAACACGTCGGAGGGCGAGCCGACGACGTCGTCGGAGTCCGGCGGGAGCGAGGAGGAGAAGGAGCCGTCGAAGGAGCTCGCGTCCGCGCTCGCGACGATCAAGTCGCTCACCGAGCGAGTGGCGAAGCTCGAGAAGGCTTCGTCGATCGGCCTCGCGAAGCGGGCGTCGAGGCCGACGGTCATCCCGCGCGTGGATCCGCCGGCTCCGAAGGACGCCACGATCATGGCGATCGAGGCGGCCGCTCGGAACACGCTCCGCAACCTGAGCAAGTGAGGGGAGCACGATGGGCTTCATCCGAACGGACAAGGACATCGTTCCGGTTGCCGGCGGCGAGAGGATCGCCGCCGGTGACACGGTCGTAATCAACTCAAGCGGCTGCGCGGAGCCGGCCCCCGCGCCCGGTCCCGGCGTTTCGGGGACGGTCTTCGGCGTCGCGATTGAGGACGCCGACAACACGGCCGGGAACGACGGCGACGTGTGGGTCACGATCGAGTTCTCGCGCGGGCAGAAGGAGTACCTCTTCGCCGGCTCCGGGATCGGTCTGAGGGACGTCACGAAGCCCTGCTACGTGGGCGCGGACCCCAAGACCGTGTCGCTCACGAGCGAGGACGCGGTGCTTGCGGGAACGATCTCGGGCGTCGAGGCCGACGGTCGCGTCCGCGTGATCCTCCCCCTCTGACTCTGATCTCTGACGAAGAGTCGGAGTCCGAACCTCACCCTCCACGGAGACGGAGAGACGAAAGATGTTCACCCCGATGCAACACGTGATGGCCCTGAACAAGACGCTGCAGAGCGTCTATCAGGCCAGCTACGACAACGCCCTCAAGAACCGCTGGGCGAGCATCGTCGCCAACGAGGTGGAGGGGGCCGGAGTCGCCGACCTCCGGGAGTTCCTGGTTGAGGACATCCGGATCCGGGTCGGTCCGGGCATCGAGTACTCGGACCTCAAGACCCACGGGATGGCGATCAAGCACGAGCAGGCCGGCGGTGGTTTCGTCGTGCGAGACCGCGACTTCAAAACGCAGAACGCGCTGCAGATCAAGACCGATGCTGCGGCTGGTCTCGGTGCCTCCGCCGCGCTGCTGCCGCAGAAGTTGCTGCTGCAGCTCATCAACGACCAGAGCGCGAAGGCGTACGACGGACTCCCGTTCTGGCACACAGGGCATTTCAACAACTACAGGGACAACACGCAGGGCGTCTACTCCAATACGGAGGCGGGCCGTGATCTGACGCCGGAGAATCTCGCTTGGGCGGCCTCGCAGATCGAAGACCGAAGGATGCCCGACGGCACGCCTCGCGCGCTTCGCGCAAAGTGGCTGCTTCATCCCCCGTCCCTCAAGTACAAGGCGCACGTGGCGACGAATGCGGCCTTCTTCGGGACCTCGAACGGCACGACCGAGAACATCATCCGGCGCTCGTACGACATCACCCCGGTGCAGGTGCCGGGGCTCGAGCAGGTGGGCAACAAGGACGTCTGGATCGTCGTCGGCGAGCTCGAGGGAGGCGGCGCGTTCGCGCGTCCGTTCGGGATCTCGACGCTTATCCCGATGACGATGACGAACTTCGACGGGCTCACGGTGCCCGAGCTGGCTCGCATGCAGGAGCTCGAGTACCTCGTGACCGGCGACCTCACCGCGTATCTCGGTCACCCGTACCTCGCGCAGCGCTGCATCTGCCAGTGACGGGCGCGATCTGACCGCGACGGCCCGCGTTCGGTCCGACCGGCGCGGGCCGTTGTCATTAGAGGGCGCAGATGGCGTATGTCGACATCGCATACTTTCGCGTCATGGGCTCGATCCCAGACGCGGAACTCGACGACTTCGTCGACAAGCACCCTGGGCGCTTCGAGGCGATGTCGGAGGCGGTGTCTCGCCTGATCGACTCGTACCTGTTCAAGCGGTACGCCACGCCCTTCAAGGATCCGGTGCCCGAGGCGGTAAAGTTCCACGCCGCTCAGATCCTCTCGTACCAGATCCGTATCTTCATCGGCTTCGATCCGTCGAGCCAGCAAGACGGCGAGATCGTGAAGGCACGGGACGAGGCGATCGAGTGGCTCTCGAAGGCAGCGAACGCGCGGGACGGACTCGTCGAGCTTCCTCTTCGCGAGCCGGAGCCTGGCAAGCAGGACGAGGACGGCGTGTCGAGGCGGAGGGCTCGCGCGTTCTCGTTCCGCTCGCCGATCGACTGGCACCGGACGATGCGCGGGAGGCGATGATCGTGGCGGACCTGCGCGAGCTCATCGAGCAGATCGAGGCTCTCGGCACGGCGCCCGAGGAGATCGCGAAGGAGGCGGCCAACGACGCGCTGAGAGCGCTGCGAGAGAAGACCGCCGCCGGCCGCGACATCGAGGGCAAGCCCTTCGCGCCGCGCAAGGACGGCACGCCCTACGCAGACGTCTCGAGCGCGCTATCCGTCACCGTGTCGGGCGCGAGCTTCGTCGTCAAGCTCGCGTCGCCGTCGAACGGCGCGTTCTTTCAGAATCGGATGATGGGCCATCGTGAGAACCGCCCGCGCCGGCAGATCCTCCCGTTCGTGCAGGGCGACCCGGAGCCGAAGGAAGCGATCGAGGCGATCGAGCGCGCGATCGAGCGCGTGCGCCAACGCAAGCTCGGAGGGTGACATGCCGTCGGAGATCACTCTTGAGTCTGGTTTCTCGGTGTTCGTCGACCGCATGCGCGCCTACCTAGAGGCGCATCAGGTCGACGCCGAGTTCCTCGCCGGCTGGCTGCAGCGCCCGAAGCAGGGCACGCGAGCGGGCGGAAACCGCATCGTGGTCGCGCCGTCCGATGAGGGTGGCCGCGGAGGAAGGATCCTTCCGCCGAAGGGTCCAGGCGTGCGCGTCACCGAGACGCAAGCATGGCGCCCGTTGGCGTGTTGGGAGATCGATCTCGCCTGCTACGTCTGGGCGACGGACAAGACCTCCGAGGAGGATCAAGTCAGCGCGACGTTCCGGCTCATGCAGTGGGCGATGCGCGCGATCACGAACGCGAGCGACGGGCATCACACGTTCGGCGATACGACGTGGACGCGTCCGGAGACGCTCACGCAGCTTGGCCGTGAGCTGAAACTGACGTTCACGCTGCGCACGCACGTGATCGATGTCCCGTGGGACCTCACAGGCCCGCTCTCGCCGAACATCGTGCGCGAACCGTGACGCCTTCTTTTGTGCCGCCAGATAGGCATGCTGCCCCGCCTGACGTATCAGCGCGCCGACGGCAACACGGGCGCTGGACGGGCCTCGCCCATAGGAACGTTCGCGATCATCGCGGCATCGGCGGCCGGAGTCCCGGCCAAGCCGACGATCGCGACGACGAAGGCGCAGGCGCTCGCCTCGTTTGGTCACGGCGAGCTCTCCGAGCTCGGAGCATACATGCTCGAGGTCGGTCGCAAGCCCGTCGTGCTCGTCAAGTGCGACGCATCGACGGACGGGGCGTACAGCACGATCGACGTGACCGGTGCGCCGCAGGCTGGCGCGGCGACGATCACCGCCGGCTCGACGAAGCCGATCGACCGATTCCGCGTGGTCATCCGATTCCCGAAGGGCGGAACGGTCGGTGCGGCCGGCATCCGCTACGCCGTGAGCCTCGACGGCGGCAAGACGTTCTCCGCAGATCGGGCGCTCGGCACGGACGACGAGATCGTCATCCCGGACACGGGCATCACGATCGAGCTCGGCGCAGGAGACATCGCCGACGGTCAGTCGGTCGCCTTCACGACGACGGGTCCGAAGGCGTCGCTGCCGGATCTGCTCCCGTGCCTCGAGGCGCTCAAGAACACCGGGCTGCAGTACGAGGCCATCCTGATCGGGTCCGTCGAGGCGGACGCGACGATCATCAATGGCGTCCGCACCGCGCTGAACGGATTCATGGCTCGCGGGCTCAGCAAGCGCGCGATCCTGAACGTGCGTCCGTACCAGCCCGACGACGAGTCGGCACAGGACTACATCGACGAGCTCGAGGTCATCAGCAACGCGGCGAGGACGGGCACGCGCGTCGACGTCTGCGCGGACGGTGGGTACGTCGCTTCGCCGATCCGTGGGATCAGCATGTGGCGGCCGACGTCGCTCGCGCTCGCTGGCCGCATCGCCAAGATCAGCATCGGCACGGACGCCGCTTACGTAGCAGACGGGCCGGTCGACGGATTCGCGATCGTCGACGACGACGGAACGCCCGTCTGCTGGGACGAGGACGCGACGCCGGGGCTCGACGATCTCGGATACGTGACGCTGCGTACGTTCCCGCGCCGTGCTGGCGCCTTCATCGGCAACCCGCGCGTGTTCTCGCCAATCGGTTCGGACTACGTGTTCGATCAACAGGAGCGATGCATGTGCGTCGCCGAGGAGCGATCGTGGGATTTCCTCACTGAGGAGTTGAGCTCGCGAAAGCGCAAGGACCCGAAGCCCGGCCCGAACGGAGAGGTGTATCTGCTCGAGGCCGACGTGGCCGAGATCGAGCAACGCGGCACGCTCGACCTCAAGTCCGTGCTGCGTGGCGAGGTGGACGACGTGCGGCTGACTCTGTCGCGCGTCGACGACGTCGGCTCCAACGACGGCGCCATCGTGACGGCGACCATCGAGATTTCGAGCCTCGTCTACATCAAGGGGATTGCCGTGACGAGCCGCTTCGTCCGGAGCTTCAATATCTGAGGTGATCGATGCTCCCTCCTAATCCGATCATCGGCGGCCACGTCTACAACTGGTATGAGTGCAAGTTCTCCTTCGACACCATCGTGGTCGAGGGCGTCCTCGAGGTCACCGGGACGAAGGAGAAGATCGAGCAGTCACCGCAGTATGGGACGGGCCGTGAGCCGATCGACCTCGCTACGGGGCATGTCGAGTACGACCCGATCACCGTGACCATGTACGCGTACGAGTGGCAGAGGGTGAAGGCCTACCTGACCGCGAAGTCGCTCGGACGTGGCTACGGACACGCGAAGTTCATGTTCACCGTCATGGCGACGGGGAACCCGATCACGGGCGCACCGCCGGTCGGTGACGTCTGGGAGTGCAAGGTTTCGGAGGTCGGGAAGGAGTTCAGCCAAGGGCCCGACGGCAACCGAGTCGAGGTCACCCTGCAGCCGATGCGCCATCGCGATCTCGACGGCATGTCGATCCACAACTTCTGAGGCGAGCCATGGCGGAGAGCGAGAAGAGCCCGGCGGACATCCTCGCGGAGCTCGAGAGGCAGGTCGAGGCAAGGAAGGCGGAGGTCCTCGGATCGGATCCGGAGACGGCCCGGAAGATCGAGGAGGCGAAGGCGGATCTCGAGTACCTCGATCTCGTCCAGCGGTTCAGCAAGCTCGGCAAGCAGGGGCAGAAGTTCGCGATCGTCGACGTCAGCGCGCACGGAAAGGGCTTCATCGTGCTCGTGACAGGCCCGAAGGCGGAGCTGCATCACAAGACGCTGACGCATCTCGTGAAAGAGGACAGTGTCACGCCCGAGCAGGTACTTGCGATCGTTCGCGAGTACGTGAAGCACCCGTCGGTCGAGGCGTTCGACGCGATGGTCGCTGAGACGCCGTCGGTCGTGGACGTGTGTCTGGCGGCCATCCACGATCTCTGGGGCGCCCGCGCGAAGATCCGCCAGGAAAAATAGCGAGCCGAGCGAGGGCGGCTGTAGAAAAACCCTCGCGGGACTTGGAGGCCTTCCGAGCGCTCCTCCTCCCGGATCCTGATCCGAGCGATCCGGAAGCGGAGGATGAGGCGAGGCAGGTCGGATTGCTCCTGCGCGCCGTCGAGTTCGAGTGGCTGCGGTCGGCGGCGCAGTCGCTCAAGCGCATCGAGGCCATCCTCGAGGCCGTCTGCCTGAAGAAGAGGACGTGATGGCAAGTGGCGTCCGTGAGACGAAGTGGGTCGTCACGATCGACGGCAACGTCCAGGAGGCTAGCTCCGAGACCGTCGACGCCCTCAAGGCCATGGCGTCGGAGTACGAGCGCAACAAGAAGGCGCTCGATCAGCTCAACTCGGCGCTGAAGTCGACCGGCAAGGGGAACGCCGAGGTCACGAAGAGCCTGAAGAAGCAGATCGAGCAGCTCAAAGCTCGGCAGTCCGTGCTGACGCAGTCGGCGGCGAAGTACGGGCACAGCATCACCTCGATCATCAAGCAGGCGAAGAAGGAGGCTGCCGAGCGCGAGAAGTTCGCGAAGAAGATCGCGGCTGTCGAGGCGAAGGCGTACGGGATGCTCGGCGGCAAGCTCGGAGCGCTTCGAGGTCGCTTCCGCGAGTACCGCGAGCTCGTGAGCCAGGAGGGGGGACGAGCGGCACTGCTGAAGGCGAGCCTGACGGGCGCTGCGAGCGCCGCCGTGTCGCTGTCCACCGCGGCGACGATGGCGAGCGTAGCTCTCGGCATCGGCTTCGCTGGCGCGGCCGCAGCGGCGACGGCGAGCCTCACGAAATGGATCGTCCTCACGGCAAGCAGCCGGCAGCAGACGATGCTGCAGATGCAGGCTTGGGTCCGCACGAGCGAGAACGCGCGGAACCTCGCCGACCAGGTCGACGCGCTCGCGATGAAGGTCCCAACGGCGACGCGCGAGCTCGAGAAGCTCGCGATCGAGCTCCGTCAGAGCGGGCTTCGCGGCGGGACTCTGGTCGATTCGCTGAACGCGGTCGGGCAAGCGTCGGCGGCGCTCGGAGACCAGGCCGGCGCGAAGATTCAGGAGTTCCTCACGCGCTACCAGCGCCTCGGGGTTCTCCAGATCAACCCGGTGGAGATGTACGGCACGGGGCTCGACTTCGACGACGTCGCCGGGGCTCTCGCGAAGCAGATGGGAGTCTCGATCGAGAAGGCTCGCATCGCGCTCGCGACCGGTCGCGTGAAGCTCGCCGACGGCGCCAAGGCGATGCGGAAGGCCGTCGAGGACAGGTTCGGCGAGCTGAACCTGCGGAAGCTGTCGGATCTCTCGCGCGTCTCGGAACAGTTCAGCAAGCGACTCGCCGCTCTCACCAAGGACGTGAACCTGGAGCCGATCTCTCGCTTCCTCGATCGGATTTACAGGACGCTCGACGAATCGAGCGTGTCGGGCCAGGCACTCAAGACGCTATTCGAGAGCATCGCGAAGGCGTTCGGGGACTCGCTCGACAAGAACGGCGATTGGATCGAGTACGGCCTGAAGGAAGCGATCATCATCTCGCTCAAACTCGCCACCGAGATTATCCGCGTGAAGAACCGGATCGAAGCGGCCTTCAACGACGGTCGGACCGCGGCGGAGAAGTTCAACTCGATCCTCGAAACGGTGAAATCGGGCCTGAAAATCATCTTCGGACTGCCGACCTTAGCCATAAATCCCGTGCAGGGGGCGAAGTGGGTCGGAGAGGGATACGTTGGTGTGGTCGGCGCCATCGCGGGCGCGATCAAGAGGCTCTCCGCGACGTCTTCGGCGCCGGCAACCGCGCAGCTTCCGGCGCACGCTGACGGCGGCGTGGTCACCGGCATCAGGAGGGACGGGATCGCCGAGACGAAGCCGCTTCCCGCGGCTGGCGAGGGGCTCGCGTCCGTGGGCATCGGAGAGGTGATCATCCCGCGTTCGCAGGTTCGTGACGTGAGCTCGTCGCGATCGGTGCAGATCGGCGAGATCAACGTGTACAGCAACGCGTCGGACCCGAAGGAGGTCGCGCGCGAGGTCGCCGACGACGTCGTAGAGAAGATCCTGCACGCGCTCGAGATCACCGGCGCTCAACTCGGGGTGACGTGATGCCGTTCTCCGTCGAGATCGATTACCTCGTCGTCAGCATCGGTAACCCCATCAGCGCGATTGCGGCGGTATCTGCCGACAAGACGACGCTCGGACCTCCGAAACTCAAGCGGAATTGGGACGTCAAGCCTGGCTTCGGGCTACAGGGCGCGTTCTGCGTGTACACGGGCGAGGGGCTCGCGGCGTTCGATGCCACGTTCGAGTTCTGGGACGAGTCGAAGGAGTCGCTCTGGGATCAGTTCGCGAACGTGTTCCTGACGGCGCCAGTTGGGGTGAAGCCGCCCGCGCTCGGCGTCTACCATCCCGTGCTGATCAAACCGCCGTTCCGCATCCAAAACGTGCAGGTTACAGAGATCGAGGGTTGGAGCCTCATCGCTCCGGGGCGGTGGCAGACGCGTCTCTCGTTCCTGCAGTACCGCGCACCGGCTCCGTTCGTGCCGAAGAAGACGGAGCCTGTCGTGCCTGCAGTCGAGAAGCAGCCGCCGGCGCGTCCGATGACGGAGCAGGACATCCGGCTGCAGGAGGCGGCCGCCCGTCTTAGGGCGGTGGCGAGCGGTGGAACATGAACACGATCGGGCCGCATCTCATCACGTCGTGCACGTTGCACGTTCCCGAGTCCGGATCGTGGGTGCTCGAGGTCGACCACGATCTTCCGACGGGCGCGCCGCCGCCGACGGGCAAGGTCACGTGCGTGGTCGGCGGCGTGCCGTTCGTCGGGACGGTGGACTCGTCGTCGTCGGGCGCCTTCGGGACGCGCGCACGGTGCCGCGTCGTCGGCGCGCTCGAGTGGTCGAGGTCGCTGCCGAAAAGGCACTTCTCGAACCCCGCGGGGCTGACGTCGTCGGTCGTGATCTCGGCGACGGCGGCGGAGCTCGGGATCGCGGCAACCGTCGTCGCGCCGGAACGGATCGGAGAGCACTACACGCGCGTTGCCGGCCCGGCTTCGCAGGTGCTCGGACGCGCGGGATGGTGGGTGAGCCCGGAGGGAGTCACGACGGTGGGGCCGCGTCCGCCGAGCGCCCCGGGGACGGACTTTCACCTGTCGGAGTGGGATCCGCTCTCTCGCATCGCGCGGGCGGCGAGCTCGGCTCCGATCATGCCGGGGACCGTCATTGCGGATCCTCGCCTTCCCGGCGGCGCGATGCGCGTGCGCGAGGTCACGCAGACGTGGAGCGAGGAGGGCGCATCGGCGTCGCTCTGGATGGGCGAGACGACGGCAACGGAGACGCAGGGGCCGCGTCTCGCGCACGCCATCCAGGCGCTCGCGATCAGCGCTATCCGTCCGGAGCTGCTCACCCTCCACGTCTACACGGTCGTGGGTCAGACGGCGGACGGAGGGTACCTCCTGCAAAGCGAGGTCCGAGGTCCTGTCCCTGACGCGACGCCGGTTCTGCACTGGCCCGGTGTGCCCGGCTTCACGTGTCGTGCGAAGCCAGGGGCGAAGGTTCTCGTCGGCTTCGTCGGGCGGACGCCTGTCGTCCTCGGTTTCGACGGCGCCAGTCCGCTCGAGGCCACGTGGGACTTCACGGTGCTCAAACTCGGCGGCGAGGCGGCGAAGCCGACCGCGAACGCGGACGTGATCGGGGCCGTGCTCGATCTCATCCGGAAGGTGAACGCGGCGCACAATGGTGCGGCGACGGCGCCGTATCCAGGGATCGAGGCCGACGTGGCGCAGATCCAAGCCCAGCTCGCCGCGATGAAGACGCGCTCAGCGTGACGCCTTCTTTTGTTCGGGCGGATGGTCGTGGACCTCGTCTGCCTGGACGACCTCGACGAATTCGCGTCCGAGACGAACGACGAGCTCGATCTGTTCGCGCAGGACGTCTACCACCGCCTCCTCGAGGACTACGGGAGCAACCCGGACGACGAGGACCGCGGCGTGGGACTCCTGTCGAGGCTCTCCGGTAGCGACGATCCGATCAGGATCGGCCGCCTCATCGAGGCGGACATCCTGAAGGACCCGCGCGCCTTGACGTGTGTCGCTCGCGTCGAGCGCAGAGGCGTCGGAAACGAAGGCGTGACCGCTCACGTCGACATCGAGATCACGACCACCGACGGTCTTCTGCATCTCGGATACGACGTAAGCGCGGATGGGACGGTCGAAGGAGGGATCGTCCGATGATCCCTCTCGACGCTCTCCTTCAGCGCGTCACGCCGGACGAGTACATGGCGAAGTTCGACTCCGTCCTGACTCGGCTCGGCGTCGACGTGACGAAGTTCCGCAAGGGCGGCGTGCTGCGCGTGCTGCAGCGCGCGCAGGCGATGACGTTCTCCGGCCTGACGGAGATCATGTACAACGCGATCCGCTGCGGCTTCCTCGACCACGCCGAAGGTCCGTGGCTGACGCTGTTGGCTTGGTACGTCTTCGGTGTCGAGAGGCGAGCCGCGCAGCCGGCGAGCGGATTCGTGACGCTCACGAACACCGGAGGCGGCTCGTTCCTGCCGGGCGACTATCCGCCCGGCAGCGTGCGCTTCTACGCGTCCCGCACTGGAAAGCGGTACTTCAACTCGCAGCCGCTCGACCTCGCTCCGTTCCAGACGAAGAAGCTCGAGGTTGTCGCGGTCGAGGTCGGGCGCGACTCGTGGGCAGCCGCCGGTGACATCGACTCGATCGAGACGTCTCTTCTCGGTGTCGAGGTCACGAACGAGGAGGCCGTCGTTGGGCTCAACGAGGAGACCGACGAGGAGCTACGCTTCGCGTGTCGAGCGAAGCTCGCCAGCATTAGCGATCTCGGTCCTCGTGGCGCGTACGAGTGGGCCGTTCGCCAGGCTCGGCGGCTCGACGGCACGCCGACGGCGATCAACCGTGTACACGTCCCCGAGGGCTCGTGGGACGCGATCGTGAGCGTCACACTCGCGAGTCCGTCGGGAGCTCCGATCGCGAACGACATTGCCGCAGCAGAGGAGGCCATCGAGGCGATGGCGCGACCGTCCGGCATCAAGGTCGAGGTCGCTGCGGCCAACGTCGTCCCGTTCGATCGCACGGTGACGATCTGGGTGCGTCGCACGAACGGCCTCGACCTCGATGGGGTGCGAGCGCAGGCGTTCCAGGCGATCGCCGAAGGGATCTCGACGTATCCCATCGGCGGAATCCGGAAGCCGCCGCACGCGCTCGGCGCGCTCTACGCCGACTGGGTGAAGGCGGCGTGCAGGGTGCACCCATCGGTGTTCGACGTCGATCTTGACGACGAGTCGGATCTTCCCCTTGCGCCCGACTCGGTCGCCACGTGGGCGGGCTCCGTTCAGGTGCGGGCGGCGTGATGGCTGGGCGGCTGATCGACGGCATCGACCGGATTGTGCCTTGGTGGCTGAGCTACCGGCCGAAGTTCGAGCTCGCCGCCAAATACCTCTGGACGAGCGCGCTCATGTGCGACGCGCTGATTCATGCCCTGCTCGAGGGAATCCAGGCGGCATGGCCTGGGCGCGGAACGCCGACGGCGCTGCGTGAGATCGGCGCCACGCGCGGAATCGTCCGAGGCCTCTCCGACACGGACGAGGAGTATGCCGCTCGGCTGCGCGGATGGCTGGACAGGTACCGGCGCATGGGGTCCGACGAGGCGATCGCTCGCGCGCTGCACGAGTACCTGCTCTCGCGCCCGATGGTCCGTGTTGTCGATCGGCACGGTCAGTGGACGGAGATCGACACGGTCGGGAACCTCCGCACGTTCACGGCGCCGTGGGACTGGGACAGCGTCTCGCATCCGAACGCTGCGACGGAGCGGCCGACGGACATCTGGGTGATCGTCTACGGCGCCGCGTACCAACACGTGCCGGACTGGACCGCGCTCGATCCTGGATACGGGCTCGGGCACAACGTTCCGGTGACGGAGTCCGATCAGGCGATTGCACTGCTCAAGCAGTGGAAGAACGCGCACAACTTCGTTCGCTGCGTCATCTGGGTGGACGACCCCTCGGAGCTCGACCCAGAAAGCAACGTCGGACTTCCTGATGGGCAGTGGGGCTACTGGAGCAAGGACGACGGCTCCGGGAATCGGATTCCGAGTCGGAATCTGAACTTTCGTTATTGGGAGTTCGATCAGCTATGAGCGCAAACGTCCCTGGGAATCCCGCTTCGTGGCCGGCGACGGTGCCGCTTGTCTCGGACGAGACGCCTCCGCAAGCGTCTTCGTTCAATCCGAGCATCGAGACGCTCGCCGATCGGACGGCGTTCCTGTACGACCAGCTCCCGAAGCTGTCTGCTCCCATCGAGCTCACGGCGAACGACACGGTGACGGTGCCTCCAGGCGCGACGCACGCCCTCTACGAGATGTGCGGCGGCGGCGGTGGTGGTGGAAGCGGCGGGCCGGCCGCAGGCTCCGACCGCCTGTCGTGCGGCGGCGGCGGCGGCGGAGGGGCGGTCCTCGCCGTGGGCATCATCGAGGTAGTCGCGGGCGAGACGCTCACCGTCGAGATCGGAGCGGGCGGAGTCGGCGCCGCGAGCGGTCCCATGCCCGCCAATGGCGGCGACGGCGGCGACACCGTGATCAAGCGTGGAGGTACGGTGCTCGCGCTCGCTCGTGGCGCAGGAGGCGGATCGGCTGGCTCGAACCTCAACGAGGTGGCGTTGCTCGACATCGACAACGCCAATGGGGGCAGCCTGCACTACTACGCGGTCGCGATGGGCGGACCGCCGGTCCGCGGGGCGCTCGTGGCGTTCAGCCATTCAACCGACGCTTGCGCTCACGTTGCGAACGCCCCGCACGTCGGTGGGCGCGGGCGCAGCGGAAACGGTCTGCATGCATTCCTCCTCAACGAACGAGGAGGGGGTTCGCCGCAGGGCTTCATCGGAGGGGTCTGCGGTGACACGGGGCTCAACGCGAGCTCGTACCTCGGCGGCGGCGGCGGCGGCGGCGGAGGGGCAGGCCCTTACGGCCACGGCGCCAACGGAGGCAACGGAGGCAACGCGAACAACGCGGGCGCCGGTACGTCGGGGAGCGCGGGTGCGTCCGCAGTGGCCGGCAGCGGCGCGGGCGGTGGCGGCGGTGGCGCCGCAGGCGCGTCGTCTTCGGGGAGCGTGAACGGCGGCGCGGGTGGCAACGGCGGTAGCGGCCGCTGCCGCATTTTCTTCTACCGGAAGACGGGGAGCTGATCGATGGCGCGTTGGGGTTGGCTCGGCACTATCCTCGGGCCCTGGATCTTGCGCAAGCTGGGCGTCAACTACCCGCAGCGCCCAGTCATCGAGCTCATCGAGGGCGACGGCGTCGAGATCGATGTCGAGGATGATCCGGCAACGGAGGCGACGAAGGTCACGATCTCCGCGAGCGGAGGCGGTGACGGGCCGGAGATCCCCGCCGGCAACGCAAACGACGTCGTCGGCCTCGACGGCGCCGGCGGCCTCAAGAACCTTGGTCCGATGCCGCCTCCGGGCGAGGCAAACACGACGAGCAACGTCGGCTCGGGCGAGGGGGAACTCGCTCTCCCCAAGAGCGGCGTGAACCTCCCATTCCGCACGCTCAAGGCTGGATCGAACGTCACGATCTCCACTGGCACCAACGAGGTGACGATCTCCGCGAGCGGCGGCGGCGGAGGCCCGTCGGTCTCCGGCTCTGGGCTCGCCACCGTCACGGGCGGATCGTTCGACCCCAACGCGCTCGCGTGGGGTAGCGCGAACACGGTGCTCGTCAGCAGCGGAAGCGGAGGTACGTTCGTGCAGATCACGAACGCGCATGTGGCGAGCAACGCCGCGATCGCCGTGACGAAGCTTGCCCCCGGCTCGGCCAACACGGTGTTGACGAGCAACGGATCGAGCAACTCGTTCGTGCAGATCACGAACGCGCACGTGGCGAACAACGCCGGCATCACCGTCACCAAGCTCGCGGCCGGCAGCGCGAACACGGTCCTCACTACGAACGGCAGCGGGACGATCACGTGGGACGCGATCAGCCTCAACAGCAGCATGACGACCGGGACGCTGCCCATCAACAAGGGCGGCACCGGCGTCACGGCGCTCCCCGGCTCGACGGGCAACCCGCTGATCAACAGCAGCGGCGCGCTCGGCGCGGCGTCGAACTGGACGATCGGCACCGGATTCATGGGCGGGAGCGGGAGCTTCATCTCGCTCGGTGGCGGAACGCCAGCATCGTCCGGCTACGTGCGCGTGCCATACAACGGTGGTGTCAGCACCCTCGTTGTCGTTGGCCGAACGTCCGGCGGTAGCGACGCGGCGGCAATCACGTGGGGCTCCGGGGACGCGTGGACATTTGGCTCGACGCTCACCGACTGGCACGCACGCGGTGTTGTCGGGAGTATGACCTTGAGCAGCACGCTGACGATCAACGCGACGAGCACCATCACGCTCCAGCGCGCCGGCGCGCTGAAGATCGAGCTCAGCTCGTTCGGCACCAAGATTCAGGACGGGTCGTCGAGCATCGACGTGATGAACAACGCGATCTACGCCGCCGCGGGCGGGGCGAATGGCTTCTATCTCACGTCGCGCGGCCTCTCGCTGTTCGAGAACGCCGAGATGATCGGGAGCGGATCTACGAACGTGATCTACCTGGCCCAGGGCTCCGCATCGGGCAACCCCTCGGGCGGCATCTACATCTGGTTCGAGGGCGAGCTCCTCAAAGCGAGGCTCCCGAACGGCATAACGAAGACCTTTGCGTGGTCGTAGCGTGACGCCTTCTTTTGTGATCTGACCCTGGCGATGGGTCAGATCGCCAAGACGATTTCGCTCGCCGCGGTCCTCCTCGGGCTGCTTGTCGCCATCGTGTTCCTGTCTCGCCCAGGAATCGACCCGGAGCAGAGACCCGATCCAACGCTCATCGCGACGCTCTCGGCAGCGTTCGGGGCGGGTGCGACGGCCGCCATCAAGTATTTCACGGACAGGGGTGACGGCGCGGCCGGCCCTGGCGCTGTGCTCCTCGTCGCGGCCGCGACGGCGATCGGCGGGCAGAGCTGCCGGCCCGCCGAGACGCCGCGCGAGACGGCCCGTTCCGTCGTGCTCTCCGTCGCCGAGGGCGTTCGCGTCGGCGACGAGGCGTGCGCCTCGATTGCGATCGCGAAGAGCGATCTCGAGCTAGCTGAGAGCTGCGCCACGTTCGTGAGGGAGGCCCGCGAGCAGCTTATCACGGCCGAGGAGATGATCGACGCGTGGCAGGCTGGCGAGACCGGTCGGATCGCCTGCGCCGTGCGTGATGCGTCCAGCGCTCTAGGTCGGGTGCTCGATACAGTGCGTCGAGCAGGCGGCAAACCTCCTCCGGCCGTCGAGGACGCGCTGAGGCTTGCGCCGCAGCTAGCGGGGGCATGCCTTGGCCGATGATGCGAAGGTCCGCCTGCTCGCCGCGCTTGTCGAGTGGGTCCCGTGGCTGCTCGATATGCTCGCACCGAGCGTGCAGCGACGCGTGAGGGACATCCTTCCGGAGCGGTCTGCATCGGCGCAGGCGGCGGAGCGGATTCGCCGTGGCGGCCGATAGGCGCGACCCGTACCACCTTCCGTCGGATCTGCAACCGACGATGAGGGTCCGCCCGTTCCGTGGCTACCCGCGCTTCCGCGACGAGCCACGTGCCGAAGAAGACCGTCGAGACGACGAGCCTACGCTCGTCGCTTGCCCTCTCTGCGCGACGAGAGGGTACGTGCACCCGGACGTTCGAGCGACGTTCGATCAGCTCACAAGGGAGGCGAGAGAGAGAGTATGATCTTCGATCCGCGCCCGATCGAAGAGGCCGGCCTCGGCATCGCGATGTTGCTCGTCATCGCGGTTTGGGCGCTCATTCTCGTGAAAGGCTGCGCATGAGAGTCGAGGTTGTTCCCGTCGGGTCCCGCATCGTCGACAGCCTGCCGTTCTCGCAGAGCGGAACGGAGGCTCAGGCGCGCGCGCTGAAAGCCACGGGCGTTGACGGTCTGGTCGGCTACCTCGGCGCGATGACCGCGACGCGCCTGCGCTACGTGCTCGACGCTGGCCTCGCCTTCATGCCCGTGACGTTCGCGGGCGAGTACAAGGACGGCGCGGCAGACGAGATCGCGCAGCTCCGAGCGCTCGGCATCCCCGCCGGCACGACGGTGTGGCTCGACCTCGAGGGGCTCGACCCCTGGAACATGGGGCAGACACCGAGCGGCCTCGCGCAGCTCACGACGTTGATCAACACGTGGGCGCGCGACATCAAGGGGGGTGGGTGGATGCCGGGGCTCTACGTGGGCTCTCCGCAACCCCTCACGGGCGAAGAGCTCTACGCCCTCGGCGTCGTCCGCTACTGGCTCGGCATCGGCCGGTGCGTCGACCGAAGCGGACGCGACGCGTACCCGAGGTGCGGGTGGTGCATGCGCCAGGACTGGCACGGCCAGTCCAACGGGATGATCTGGCGCAACACCGGCGTGCTCGTCGACACCAACAGCGTGCAGTGCGACCATCTCGGTCGGCTCCCGAGCTGGGTCGTCGGCGACGCCGTGGAGAGCCGCACCGACGACGAGGACGACGAGCCCACCATCGTCGACGCGCCGGTGCAGCCCGTCGCGGACTTCCGCATCGTACACCCACCCGTCGAGCACCCGCGCGACTCGGTGGACGACGTCATCCGCCGCAACTGGCCTGACGACGCGGCGTAGCTGCATCGTCCGTGAGCGCGCCCCCCTCGTCGATGCGCTCGGCCCCGCCCGCCATCACGTAGAACGGGACGTCCGGGAAGTACCGCAGGATCAGCGCCACGTACTCCCTGGCGAAACGCGCCCTCTCCTCCTCGGGGAGCGCGGGCCAGTCCTCCACGCCGGCTTCTTCGTATGCCCTTGCCCCTGCGGTGACGAAGAAGTCGTCAACTCGAGGAAACATCTCCAGAGGCGACGGCTTACGGAACGGAGCCACATAGAACGGCTTGCCGCCGTACTCGGCGGTCCCTTGCTCGATCGCCTCCTGCCTAGAGGCGCAGGTTCCTGACCACTCCTCCGACCACTGGTCGTCGGAGTAGCTCCACTTCAGCTCGTTCATGTCCGTCACTCCTTTCTCGGCGACTCCTCAGCGCCGGATGCACAAGTCGGTGCCGACTCGATTGCCCGGCTCACTTCGCCTGCCTCGCGTCCCTCTCGACGAGCCCCTCGACGTACGAGGAGGCCCCGAGGGGCCCCGGCGCCCGCTCCGAGGGGCCCCGGCGCCCGCTCCGAGGGGCCCCGGCGCCCGCTCCGAGGCCCCGAGGGGCCCCGGCGCCCGCTCCGAGGCCCCGAGGGGCCCCGGCGCCCGCTCCGAGGGGGCCCGGACACGTCAGCGCCATCGAATCTGGCAGGCGCTCCGAGGCCCCGGCCGCGCGCGCGAGCACGGGGCGGTATCGCAGCTCGACCAGCGCGGAGCCCTTGACGCGAACGACATCGCCGCGGCGCAGGCGGGGCGTGCTCACGGCAGGCGAGTCGCCGAGCGCCGCCTCCAGCTCCCGCACGCGTGCCTCCAGCTCGTCGCGCTCGCGCTCGGCCTGTTCGGCACGAGCAATGGCGGCGTCGCGCTCGTTCGTCGTCTCAGCCATCACCAGCTGGCCGTGCGCCTCACGCAGAGCGGCCCTGAGGCGCCGAACCTCGGCCCACGCTTCCGTAGCCAGCCGCTCCTTCTCGGCGGCTCGGTCTTCCGCGCCGCGTACGAGGTCGGCGGCCGCGCCCCACGTCTCCTCGGCGTCGACGAGCGTGCGCACCGCTCGCGACAGGTCCGCCGCGAGCTTGAAGGCGTCCGTCGGGTTATCCCGATCGCCGGACGGGCCGGCGAAGACCCACGCCCGCGCGGCGGCGATCACCGCGTCGCGAGCGTCGGCGACCGAGGGGACGTGGTGCGTGTTGTGGAAGTTGATCGTGCCGCGGGGCACGTCGAGCGTCGAGTCAGCGGCCATGGTTTATCTCCTTCTCGATGCGGCGAAACGCCAGCCGCCAGACCCATGGGTTTTGCTCCCACGCGTTCGGGCTCCAGCCGTGGATCTCGTTCCATAGAAATTCGAACGCCGTGCGATGCGTGCCGTCGCTCCAGCAGTCGCCCTCGGGGTCCTTGCGGAACGGCGTCACACCCTCCGCGCGCGCGTCCTCCTCCGTGATGTCGTGAAGGCGCTCGGCGCGCACGTCGGTGAGCTCGAGGGTGATGCGGGACGGACACGGGATCGGCTCGCCGCCATCGTCGGGCGCGCCCGTCACGTAGACCGGGACGCCGTCGCGCGTGACGTCGATCCGACAGCCCTCGCGCTCGCGCACGATCCGCCGCGTGACCGTCTTCCGTCCGTCGAGGAGCGCGTGCACCATCGGGCCGGAGAACAGGATCGGGCGCTCCCTCGGATTCTCTCTCATCATCGCGGGTACTCCCGGACG